AACAATGGGGATTCAGAGGATTCAACTATCATTGGGGTTTGATGAGAAAATATACATGGAATGAAGTAGCAGGTCAAGTTTATCAAGTACAATCAAATGAATTGCGACATGCTAGGTCATTAAAATATGCAAAATTCTTGCTAAATAGTTAAAAAGAGGTCGATAAACCAATGGCAAGTTTAATGAGATATCCTTCTGACATAATAGATGCCAGTACAGACTATTTCAAGATAGAAATTTTAAAAAATATAAAAACAGGAAAATTAGGTACAGAGACACTAAGTCAATTAGGTACTGGGAGCAACAGAGCAGCTCAAATAAGCGATCAATATACTGATCAACCTGCAAGACATACAATTATATTACCTATACCAGGCAATATTCAAGATAACAATGGTGCTCAGTGGGGAGAAAACAAGTTAAATGATTTTTCTGCAGCGATTACAAAAGGAATAGGTAATATGATAAATTCGGATACTGTTGGAGATGCTCTTAAAAGTCCTGTAAAAGATGTACAATCACTGTTTAAAGACCAAGGATCTGCAGGAAGTGATGTTGCAAACTATGCAAAAATGGTTGCAGCAACAACAGCAGCGAATGCTCTTGGTGCTAATGTCACTCTAGGTGGTTTACTATCAAGATCATCTGGTCAAGTCGTAAACCAGAACTTAGAAATGGTATTTAATGGTGTAACAATAAGAAGTTTTAATTTTGGTTTTGATCTCACACCTAGAAGTAAAAGTGAGGCAGGAATAGTAAAAAGAATAATTAAAACTTTAAAAATACATAGTGCAGCGAAATTAAATAATGATGGTATGGGTTTCTTAAATGCTCCTGATATATTCAGAATAGGATATTATAAAGGAGGAAGTCCTCATCCATTTTTAAATAGATTCAAAACATGTGCATTAACTAATATGTCTACTAACTATACTGGGAGTGGCACATACGCAACATATGAAGATGGTACACCTGTACATATGAAATTAGATATGTCTTTTAAGGAACTTAATCCTATTTACAGAGAAGATCATGAAGAAGTTGAATCAGTAGGTTACTAATGTCAAAACACTATTTTAAACATGTACCAGATATCAGGTACAAAAATCCATTAACAAGTTCTCCTAATAATGACAATTATGTCACTATTAAGAACTTATTTCTAAGAGCAAAACTTAGAGATGATGTTTATTCTGCAGTTACATTTCTACAGTCATATACAATACAAGAAGGTATGCGACCTGATAATGTAGCAGAAGACATATATGGTAACTCAGAATTAGATTGGATTATATTAGTAACAGCAAATATTATTAATGTGAGAGATGAATGGCCAATGAGTGGTGATGTGTTATATCAATATTGTGAAGATAAGTATGGACTAGCAATAAATGACACAAGACATCATGAGACAGAGGAGGTCAGAAATTCTGAGGGTAAACTAATTCTTCCTGCAGGTCAAATAGTTGATAGAGATTATACAATACCAAATCCATTAGTATTCAATACCACAATAAATCCAGTCGTACCTATCAGTAACTTTCTAGCAGAAACTAGAGTTAATGAACAGAAAAGAAGTATTAAAGTTATGAGGAGAGAATATCTAACTATGTTTATGATGGATATGAAAGAAGCTCTGGAATATACTAAGTCTTCTCAGTTTATCAATAAAAAATTAAAAGATACTTAAATAAGTGCCTCTAGTTCTGCAACACTAGTTGCGTTAGTTATTGTAGTATATGGTACTGCAGGGTTTGATTTAAGAGATGCAGACTCACCCTTCATGTCTGCTATTGATTGTATATCTGCATTTTCTTTTGCAATGGCAAGATATTGTGCTTCTAAAATTTCTGTTGTCTTAGTTTTTGCTACAGTTAGATCTACACCGACAGATTGTAAACTGTGGTCGTATTTCCAAGCATCTCTAAACTGATTAGATGGTAACGCAGATGGTTCAATTAATGAATAGTCAGATGTAGGTATATCTTTTGCTATTACAGCATCATCCGATAGAGGGCAATCCATTGTAGGAATTACTACTCTACAGTTGCCACTGGCATCTGAGTATGCAATAACTTTATTGCGTGACATCTTTATGCACCTGCAGTTGCTGAAAGACTAAGTGCCCAAGGATAAAGTATTAGAACTTTCTTCTTAGCATCATCAGCATCTTTCGCATATACATCTGCAGTGAAATTACCACTTGCATTGTCTGTATATGTAACTACAAAGTGATTTCCTGTGTATCCTGCCATTTTAATAAGTCGATAGAATAAAAAAGAGGGAGTAAATCCCTCTTGTTATTTATATTTACTCTTCAGCTAACTTCTGAAAGTAAGATAGTGCATCGTCCTCAGTTGGAGTGTTTGCTACAGGAGATCTTCCCTCGCTTAAGTCTTCCAACTCTGCCTCTTCATCTAAGACAGGTGAAGTTGCAGTTGTTTGGTTAAGTCTCAATACAGACTCAAGACGCTTTTTGAGTTCGTCATATGTCTTGAATTGATCAGCAGCAACTATTTCTGAGAGAGAATATTCTTTCTTCCATAATTGCTCAAGAGCATCATCATCTTTTAATAATGGTGCTGCTGCAGCAAACTCAGAACTATCATAGTTCCAATAACCTGCAACTTTCTTGATCTTAACCTTAAAGTCTGCTCCTTGCCAGAAATCAAATGGGTTTAGAGGTGTTTCATCCTCAAACTCAGGTTGCATAGCACCCATGATCTTATCAAAGATCTTTTTACCAAACTTGTAAAGGAACACTTTACCCTCATTCTCAGGGTTTGAAGGATCTTTTACAACATAGATGTTAGAATAAAATGCTAACTTACGCTTTTGATTACGAGCAATTTGCTTATCAGACTCCACACCACTATTCCAAAGACTAGTGTTGAATTCTGAACAAGGATCTTTTTGATTCAATGTTGTTAATGAATTTTCAATGTACCACCCGCCAGGTCCTTGAAAGGCATGGGAATACATTTTTACCCAAGGGAGATCTTCTCCATCAGGTGCAGGTAGGAATCTGATAACAGCATAACCGTTACCTGCTTTGTCAACCTCTGGTTTCCAGAGTCGCTCATCTCCTTTGTTAACTGAGTTGGTTTTTTCAACTTCTTTAACTAACTTTGCAGTAAGACTGCCAAGTGAAGATTGTTTCTTAAGTGATGCGAAAGACATAGGATTTAATTGGATTAAATTAGATTTGGTCTGTGTGACTGTATTATAGAGCCGTCATGCTCATGTGTCAAGTGTTTCTTCCAAACCTTTACGCACTTTTTCAAGTGTTACTTGCATATTTGCAAATAAAAGGTTGCAATCAACATCTTTTGGAAATCCCATTACTATAGCGGATTTTCTGACATTTTCTGCCATTTCCTTAGCACGAGGATCATCCGACAACTTCATACGAGTATAAAGAATTTGTTGTTTTTCAAGCAAATCGTTTAACTCATCTAGATGTTCGATTTGTTCTGGCACAGGAAGATCTGGGAATTGAAAAATTCTACCATAGATTTCTTCTTGAGTTTCATTGATGTAATCCATTTCATCCCGAACTATTTCGGAATCAAAAAAATCTGCCATAAAATATCTCCTAGAACACTATTATTTATGCGATTAAATCATAGTTGCGACTAGAATTACTCGTCTTTTATCTCTTGGAGTTTGCATGTAATGTTCTCCTGTAAACAATATTATATCATCTTCTTGAGGTAAATGCACCTCATCTTTTAATGACATTTCATTTTTTACAAAGGTAGATCCACCTGCATTATTCAAATACATTATAAGATTCCCATGTGCAAATGTGTGATCTATATGGGGTATGGAAGCAGTCACATCTTTTTGTGGATGAACCGCATTTACTGCTATTCTAATAAAACTATTGAAAGGAACTTGGTTATGTTTTAATATTTCAGTTAATAACTCAACAACACCATGAGTTTCTTGAGGATTATCTATTACAGGATATCCATATTGCTCTGGTCTTTTCATAAATGAATGGCAATAGAAAGGTAAATCTACCTTAGACAGATCACTCATGTCTGGTGTTGATGTTGGATTAAACTTCCATTCAAAACTAGTGCTGTTTACCCATCTTTTAAAATCAAGGTAATCTGCAGTCTTTGGATTTTCTAAAATTTTAATCATGATCTAAACTTAATATTGAAACTTGCACTTAGTCTCTCGTGGTCAGTCTCATTAGGTTCTGTATTATGTAGAAGTACAGATGGCCACATTGCTATAACACCCTCTTCTAATGGAAGATGCTGATAATAGTCAATTATTCTTGATATTATAAAATTACCTGCTAATAATCTGTGTGGAGAAGGAAAATATAACTTACCATCATTTCCATTAGTCTTTAAATAATATACTCCTGATACATCATAATTACCATGATCATGTTGATGTATATACTTACCTTTAGTAGTTCTTGTCAACCATGAATTGTCTACAAAGTAATCTAAATTTGTAGGTGTTGCTAATTGCTTGAGATATTCTTTTAAATGAAAATCAATACAATCATTAAATACTGTGCAATCTTTAAGTTCGTTTGCAGTAAAAAAAGAATCATTTACTACACTTAGTTCGTTTGTATCATCTGTCCATTGAGGATTCTGAGCAAAGTTTGCTTTATCATATACAGCATAAAGTTCTTTTTCTATTATTTCTTTTGCTTCTCCCGATACCTTCTCAACATATACTGGCATCGGAAACCATGATAAAGTAGACATTATAAGGGAAGTTTTGCTTTAGAAGTTTTTTTCATAAAATTTAACTGTTGTGCATCATATTTTAATTTCTCTTTTAATGGTTTAGATACTAATTTTGTAATAGAATCTATCTCAATACTGTTTTCATCGCAGTAAAGAACTATAGCATCAATGTAATTGATTTTTTCTTGTAATACAAGTTTTTCAATCTCTACTGCAAATTTTGCAGGATTCATGAATTTCTTGTTTAACGCTTGATTAAATTCATTTTCCATGTATTTCCAGTTGGTAGTTTAAAAAGCATTCAATGTAGTTAACGAGTAATTTAATATATTTTGTTTTGTCTCTTTCTTCATAGACAACACATTCGCCATCTTCGCATGTCATTATTATAACAAGTTTTTTGACTGATACACCTGTTAGTTCATAATACATACAGGCATATGCTGCTGCTTGGACAAAGTATCCGTCTATCCAATCTCTAGGTTTAGGATATTTGGAGGTTTTAAAGTCAATAACTGCTAATTCTCCTTCGTATTCTGCAATACAATCAACAGTTCCTGCAACACCTAGCTCTTTACTGTATAAAGATCCTTCTAATGCATGAATATTGTCAATTTTGTTTAGAGTTGGTTTAGCAATTTTATATAAAAAGTCTGATATAGGTTGAACCTCTGGCAGAGTCTCTTCATTTAATAAGTAATGCTCAATAAGAGTATGTGTGTCAGTTCCACGAGAAGTTGCCTTACGAGTAATCTCGTTTGCTTTTGCTTCTCCGATTTTCTTTCTCCATTTTACAAACTTTTCTCTGTTAAAATGACTCGTTACAGAAGTAATCGAAACTAGTTTGATAAAATCGTCTTGATTAGGGACTTTATAGTATCTTACACCATCAACAGTTTCTCTCTCCAATGGTGGTAGGAGAGCAGGTACATGATTAAACATTACATAGACATTGCGTGTTTGGTAGTTAGATATTCTTTACACAATCCAGAACGAACAATATCTTCAAGACCAAATTCAATTGTCTCTACTGATTCCATCTGTTCTAAGATTCTCATAAAGTCAATGATACCATTTCTCTCTTTATCTCTGGTGAGGTCACTTTGAGTAGCATCACCACAGAACATGATTTTGGTATCTTCTCCAACTCTTGTTATTATACTATCTAATTCGTGAAAATTCAAGTTTTGGCATTCATCAACTATAACAATTGCATTATCAAGTGTTGTACCCCTTATAAATGAGGTGCTCCAGAAGGATATTGTCTCCTGAGTCTTTAAATTTCCGTATAACATCTCAAATTCAGCATCAGTAGACATCTCAAACATATACTTTACCATATTCTTATATGGTATCTGATACAATGCTGATTTATCTTCATGATCACCAGGTAGGAAACCTATCTCACGAGTGCTTACAAGACTCCTGACCATGTATATTTTATTATAAGGTGTACTGTCATCTAATACCTCTTTAAGTGCATTATAGAGGGTTATGAATGTCTTTCCTGTACCTGCAGCACCATATGTAAATATGTGCTTACCTTCGCCATAGTAAGCAAAAAACTTTTTCTGATTATCTGTAATAGGAACTATATCTACCAAATAGTCGCTACTGATGGGTTTCTTTCTCCTCATCTGTTTAGCACTTAGTCCAATTCCTACTGCAGCAGCAGCTTTTCTTTT